TTGCCCTTGAAACTGATCATACCTTTCAGGAAATCCAATATTTAATAACCAATTATGCAATTCCATATAGTTCTGCAACTGTTCATCTACTAGAAAAGTAAAGTAGAATTGATCGTAAGTAATTTTATCTCCCACGATTGGCATATCAATTAAACGTGTGGCCTGGACGCCCATGCCCAGGGTCACACTTGGAATATTTGCTCGAACTACAAACCATTCAGTCTTGGGAAAGAGAGATAGACTCACCTTAAACTGATTCGATTGAGAATAATTAAATACAGTAGGTTGTCTCGCTAGAGCATCCTGAGTACCTGTAATATTTTCAGTGCTTGTATTACCACCAATGTCAGCCATGTCTTATGCCAAGTTCAATCCAGCATTCCAACCAACGCCTTCCGCAGTAGGTGCTTTATGATATTCTACTACTACATAACCAATACACGCAGCACCAGCAGTAAAGAGCACATCTCCCGTTCTGTTTGCTGAGGCAGCATTATTAGGAAGGGCAGGTTGACCTGGCATAAAACCATAGGTCCCATTACCATTTAATGACAATGCAATTACGTTAGAAGTAGCATCCCATAATATGTCAACTTGTGATGAGAGGGACCAACTAACTTTTGCGATAGTTAATAATCCACCCGTTTGAAATCCTACTAAATCAGAACAATCTACAATCTCTCCTGCACTAGTAGTACCAGTACTAACAGTTTTTACAATTGTTCTATATCTAGAATCTTGTATTGTTTGATTTGCAACAGCCATAATTCTTTCTCCTTAGTTTGGGGCTGGAGTCTACTCTCCCCCTTGTACAATGACTCCTATTCATTACTATTTATATAAACTTTGAGCATAAAAAAGAGCCCGCTGATGGCGGGCCCCCCAAAGTCATCCTTTATAATTGTATTATGGCGGATGTTTTTGTAAGTTACTTCTTACATCAGGTTAGAAACCTGCGCTCTGCGGTAGTACACGTTAGAGTTAGCTGCACCAGCTGTGTCCGCACCTGAGAAGGCTCCCGTTTGCTCTGCAAACGGATTACGGGACAAGCCATACCGAGTCTTGAAACCAATCTTCGGCTGGAAGCTGTTCTCACCAACCGCACGGACCATCTGCAACGGAACGTATGGGCAATAGAACAAGCCAGCATCGTAAGGGGACGTACCCTTATAACCAACAACATAGTACTGAGAAGCAGTCGCACCAGTCGCACCAATTACGGATGCAGTATACGGTTGAACCATATTCATATACGGATCAATGTAGACTTTTAGACGACCATTTAGTACGCCTGCGAAAGTGTTACCTGTAGAATCGACATTCAGGTTATCCTGAAGAGCCGACTGATAATCAAGTAGACCAGCCATCGTCATGGCGGAAGCGACATCAGCAGAACAAATCATGATGTTACCTTTACCACGCCGTGTGTCACGAGCGACCGCATTTGCATCACGCTCCATCGAGAACATTAGGCCTTTAAATTTTTCAACAGACCAACGACCGTTTGAGTCTGTATCCAAGTCGAATATACCACGTGTGGTTGTATTCGTTTGGGCACCCATGCGAGCATTCACATAGATTGTACGGACTACTTCACGGTTGATTTCAGCAAGGATCTCAGCCGAGAGGATGTTGGCGAGTTCGGTTTCAGCATCGAGACCGTGAATCGCTTTCAAGTCCTGGGCAAGTTCCATTGTGTATTCAGCTTTGAGGGCTCTGGACCGAGCGGTCACAGTCGCTTTCTCAATGGTGAATGACATCTGAGCAAAAGCATTATTCGCACCGTCGCCTAGGGCTTCAGCAGTCGCCGTTGTCATGCCTTGACCTCGTGTGAAGTTGGCATCACTGATGGCTTTTAGTACTTCTGCACCAGACTGACCTGGGAACGCACCAGCTGCATTACGGGAACTGTAGAACGAATCGGCTTCGTTAAACAGAGCTTCATTATAAGCAGGTGGCTGTGTGCCAGTTACTGTCTGAGACTTATACGTTGCTTTCATCGCAAAGATAAGACCTGTAGGACCAGTCATCGGCTGGACGCCACAGATATCATAAGCGATTAGTGAAGGCATCGCACGACGGACTAGCGAAATTAGGATCGGATCCCAGTTCGCAACACCGCCGGTGTTTGTTGTAGGAGCAGCTTCTGCGAGGAAACCTCTATCCTCTGCCATCGCCTTTTCCTGGTTTTCTAAAATTACAGTTGTAACAGCACGCCGATACGGATCCTTAATCTCCGGGAGGTCAGGATGCTGAAGTACGGGCTGCCATTTTTCCTGTAGGTGTTCAGTTTGAAACATTGTGTTTTTCTCCCTATTTCTTCTTATTTATAAAAACTTAATTCTGCACACCAGCCGCACGTTTTTCAGTTCGGCCAATCGCAGACATATAAGCAGCCATGCTGTCAGAAACATCTTCATAACTTTCATCGGTTGGTGCTGCCTCTACATCTTCAGTAATTTGAACTTTAGGAAAATATGAATCTTTGATCGTCGTCAACTTTGTACGATAGTCGTCGGCGCTCTCAAATTCAACATTTTCTGCTAGTTCAGCAAACTTCTCTACTTCTGTATCTGCGAGATCAGAAGCCACATCTACTAAAATTTCGTGTTGCTCAAGTTCATTAACTCGCTTGCTCATCTCGATATTTTTCTCGATAGTTTCGTTCAACTTCTCTTCCAACTCATCCGCCTTCGAGGCAGCTGCATCAAGAAGATCAAACTGATCATCAGGAACTGTAATATCGTGTTTCTCAAACAGACCACGTAGGTCTGAAATAAAACTCTCAGCAATTTCTGACTTGAGTTGATGCTGAAGAGCAACTTCGTTCTTCTGCATCCATTCATCTACTATATACGAAAGATAATTATCAACCTTACCGGTCAATTCATCTTTTGCTTCTTCCATGGATTGTTCAAATGCTTGACTATACTCTTCCTCAAGACGTTCTAGTTCTGAACGAATCTTTGCTTTAACAGCAGCTTCAAAAATTGTAGCTGCCTTCTGCTTAAATTCCTCAGAAAGACCTTCGCCTCCAGTGAGAGCTTTAACATCATCAGAAAGATCCATCGCAGCGACTCTCTCGTCTACGGTGATTTCAAATTCTTCACCACGTGTAGCTTCGGACTCATCGTCCTTGTCTAGATCGTCTTGCTTCTTACGTTTCTTTCCAGTCTTTGGATCTATTTCTTCATCCTCATCAGGCTCTTCCTGCGGACGTCCTTCAGTTCCACCACCCTTACCAGCCTTTTTCTTCTCAGCTGCTCGGGCGCCTTTCAGAGTTTTCTCTTCCGGATCTACGCCTTCATATTCCATTTCTTCTCCTCGCATCTTGTCGCCAACTTCGCCATCCATACCAGTTGGAGCAACAGTCTTACCAGAAGCACTAGAGGCTAAACCTTTACCACCTGCTTTACCAGGAGGGGTAGCCTTCTTTGCTTTCTTTTCAGCTGCGACACCAGGATCGGAAGGAGCATCAGGAGAAACAACCGCAGGTCCCATATCTTCAGTGTTACCACCTGGAGTCCCACCGGCTATTTTATCTTCCTTCTGGGCAGGGGCGGCACCTTTAGTAGGGGCCCTGGGATCACCTTTCGTATCCAAAGCTTCGTCTAGATCAGACTCGTCCACGAATACATCCGCAGCAATCTGTTCTAGTTCTTGGTTTATATCTGTCATTTGGAGTACTCCCTTTGTTTTCCAATATATAAGTTATTTATAATATTCATAATTTTGACATGAAATCCTCAAAAATCTCCACTGCTTTCTCTTCCCGTGCTTGCGCTCGCTGGTATTTCATGTCTAATTGTTTTTTATATGCTGCGATATCCATCTCCTTAACCGCACCATTATCCCATATCCACTCTTTACCTTCCATAATTCCTTCTACGAAAGCATTAGGTGCAGATGGATCTGCGACTATATCTGCAGCAGTAGCAAGATAAAAGTCATCTTTGACGAAATTAACTCCTCGTCGTGGTTCCAAGGAACCCATACCTCTTGACGAAACCCCCAAGCTGGCACCTTCGTCTATGAGATTCTTTACAATTTTACCATACGGAGTATCCATAATCTTTGCTTCACCAATGAAGTTATTACCATCAGGATGTAATCCTGTGATCATATGTGATACTCTTTCTAGATTTACCGTAGGACCATCCGGATGACCGAGTTCACCGAATGCTCTATTCTTCTGGATGTATTCTTTATTATATCTGCCTACTTCTTTTTCTAGAATAGAAAGAGGATATATTCTTCCATTTCTATTTTTAATCTCGGCTTGTAGAAAAGGTCCGCGGATTTTATAATTTTTCTTTCCTTCAGCATCTTGTTCAAAAAGATACTCGACATCTTCAATTGATTCAGATATAAGTTTCATTATTAGTTTTCCTCTACCTCAGCAGGAGCTCCTGAAATTCCTGTATCTTGACCAGGATTTGGTTCCGGTGGCTGAAATGAATTCTGTGCAATGTTCGTTTTATAATTTGCAATCTGTGCTTCTCGTCTTGCTCCGATAGCAGCATCAAATGCAACTTCCGCCGCAGCGAAATCACCGTCGCCTACTCTATTAATCATACGTTTAATGTTTTTGGCCATAATATTTTCCTCTAATATTTATAAAATTTAAAAGTCTGGACCAGTATATTCTTGATCCGGAGATGATTGAAACTCATTTCCACCCGGAACTGTTCCACCATTCGGTGCGCCAGGCGCTCCCGGCATTCCAGGCATACCCATCATACCCACTGGTTCACCTGGTTCAGCACCAGCCTCTGGGCCCATGACTCCCTTCTTCTTTTCATCTTCAATTTGTTTATCAATCGCTTCAATTTCTGTATCTGACTGTTGAAGTATATAACGTCGAACATACTCTACTGAATAGTAAGTACCCACAAATTCGTTGACTGCATTAAGAGTATCTATTCTCTCTTTCATGAGCTCCATATCTTTGAGTTCAAAGAAATGATTATCATCTTGAAAATCATAAACGATAAACTCTTTAATCTTATCCCAATCTTCAATTGTAATAATACCTTTAAGTATTAACTGAGTTTTAAGTAAGTCTTGAAAGAGCTCTGAAAACTTCTTGCGGAGACGTTGAATAAATTTTCCAAACTTAATTTCATCTCTCGATATTTCAGTAGAACGACCGAGATTAAATCCACCTTCGGACTCTAATCTAGAAACTGGAATGTTTAATGACTGATAAAGTTTTCTTTGAAAATACTTTACATCTTCGAGCTCACCTAGATTTTGTCCACCACCCAGGGTGCTAATCTCTGTACCTCGACCTCCCTCACGACGAGGCAACCAGAAGTCCTCTAACATCGACATTTGATTACGGTCGTCTTTAACTTCACCGGTGTTTGCATCGTACACTAACTTGTTACGATAACGAGTCATCACATCTTTAAGATAAGCTTCTGCCTTCGGCTTAGGAAGATTACCTACGTCGATATAAAAGATACGCCTTTCAGGTGCTCTCGAAATACGATAGATGACTACAGAATCTTCAATCATTCTCAACTGATTAGTTGGTTTGATTGCTTTCTGTAAGTGACCATATACTTGATTAGTTGTTGGGTTGTAAATACCAGCCGTTACATAAGCTATTGCATCAGGAGAAATTCTCATACCCTCACCCTGATTGCCACTACTGCCTGTACCAAAGACTGGATATACTCCTGCCTCATTATATAAGAACCATTCTCTAACATTCTTTACTAAAACCGGACTTGATGGATTAGGTCTAGTCTTATCGATTTCACGAACCTTTTTAATAAATTTTGGATCTATATAACGAACTTCGGTGATACCCTTTCGTTTAGAACTCTCATCTATCAGCTTGTGATAGTAAATGCGACCATCTACATACCAACGCCTAAAAATATCGTGTCCTTTCTTTTTCCATTGAAGAAGGGTAAGAACTTCATTAAACTGTTCTGTCATCTTTTTCTTAATGTTCATCGAAAGGGGAACCCAATCTAGGTTCATCTTTACCGATATTTCAAGCTCATCAGCCGTAATAGCTTCATTGATAATATCTTCAATAGCTTGATCACATTCAGGATTTTCTGATGTCGTTCTGTATTTACGAATTAAGTCAAACTCATTGCGAGCTGCTTTATCATAAGAAAGATACTGCCCGAAAAAACCAGCACCGCCAGCAATATCGAGTGTACCTTCCTCATCTGAAGGGGCGACAAAGGACTTAGCCTTTGCCGCTTCCTTCTTCTTCTTTACTTCATATCCAAATAATTCTGCCATAGTATAACTATTTATGTTACTTCCATCTGCAACATTTTATCACTTTTAAAATTATTAACTGGTACCCAAACTACCACCTTCTCCCAAAGAACTAGCTGTTCTGCCACTGGATGATGCACCACCACCCGCAGCCGTCATATAGTTAAATCTGAAAGTACAACCAAACTCTTCCAACGTGTCATTCGTATCAAACGCAAGATCAATTGCATCCAATGCTGTTGGCCACGCATCATATAGAGTATAAGTACGAATTGTACGATCATTTCTATCCATCTGGGAAACTGATACCTGACGGTATGCAGCTGAACCCTGTGCCGCTGAAGTAGTAGCACTACCAATATCTTGCAAGTCATTCATCCAAGCTTCTAATGTGCTGCGAATCCGATAACTTCT